ACTCCATTTCTTTGCAATGGTAGGTTTTTTTGCAAACAAATACTTTCGTTGTTTTTCAGATCTAAAGGGCAAGTTTTGGCTCCTTAAAATCTTCTATTACTTTTAACTTTTCTTGTGCATCTGCAATTTTTTGAAACTGCTTATCTATTTCTTCTATGTGTTGTGGGTGCTCACCAATACCTACAGAATTTTCTAAGTATATCTTTATCGTAGCATCAGCTTCTGAAATCTGTGCCGTGTATCTATCTTCTAACGCATCTAAAATTGCTTTCTTCACGTTTTAGTTTTAACTTTCGTCTAATACTAGTTTACAGTCTCCACAGTATTTTACTTTTTTAGAAACACTGTTTGTGTGTGCACAAATAATTTTTGAACCAAAAATTTTCTGTAATAATCTTTTAATCATTATCTATTAATTTTACCAGACTTCTTAGCTTTAGAACCAAACTTGCCATAGGACTCATTAGCTGAAGCTCTTAATTGTTTTTTAGTTCTTTTTTTTCTGATTCTCATAGCAATAGATTCATCTTTTCTATCTTTGTAACCTTGTTTCTTCTTTTTAACTCGGCCACCTTTTTTATACATAGCACCACCTTCCATGCCCATGTCTGATGGATAATAACCAGATCTCATATCTTTTCTCATTACTCCACCACCCATAGCTTTTACTCTACCTCTAGGTTCTGCTGTTTGTTTATTAAATCTTGGATTTGACATATTATTTTTTCCCCTTCATGGCTCTTCCGAAACCACGTTTAGCTTTTCCTGTTCCTCTTACTCTTCCGCCTTTTTTATATGAAGGCATATAATCAGCATCCCAGTTGTTCCATCTATCACTTGCAAGAACACTTTGACGCGGTGCTTTAACTCCAACTCCACCTGTCATAATTGGGTCATCATAACCACCACCAGTGTAAGCTCTGTCAGTAGTCATTAATCTTTTTGCAAGAGCACTTCTATCTCCGCTGAGACTTGCTCCACCTGCTGCTCCGGATTTTAAAAATCCTGAACCAGGTTTTTTACGTAAAGCTGCTGCACCTAAACCAAGCGCTAGTAAAGGAGCTGCTTTTTTTAAGAATCTTTTAAATTTACTTTTTTTCTTCTTAGCCATAATGCTATCCTTATATTTAAATTGTTAATTAATGTCCACTTTATTTTTTACCGTTTCTGAATATCTGCGTACCCTTTATACCAAAAATACTGGCGCAGACAAGAATCCATAAATTTGTAAACCAGCTCGGAAGTGCCTGAAAATGCTCAAAGAATACTTTTATCTTGTCCATGGCTGCCGGATCGTCTGACCAGACCCCATATGCGAGCACCAAAATTGGGAGCGTGAGAATACAAAGTACGACCTCGTCCTTAATATCTTTGTCTCGAGATTCTAATAGTTTTCCCTGGTAAGCTTCCTCACCACGAGCTTGTCGTTCTGCATGTAATACCTGTGCATCAGACATTGCGATTTTTGCCTTCTGCCTGTTAGCATAAATTTTGCTTCCAGCAGAAACGGCTAATTTAATAGCACTGAACCACATATTACCACCAGCTGACTTTAGACTTTTTCGAAGCTAGCATTCTCTTTTGTCCGCCAACTTTGTTTACAGTTGGTTGACCAAGAGGCATTTTAACTTCTACTTCTTTTGCATAACCGTCGCTATTAATATTGAATGTATTTGACATATCCGCTTTAGGCGTTTCAGATACAACTTTACCAATATACTTAGGGTTATTTTTTGTCCAAAATGTTTTTCCTTTTCCCATATTTTTCTCCTGTTAGTTTCTTATACTATCTTTTAGGACCTTTCAAGATCCTTACGTCTTCTTGTTTCATCATGTCATTGATCAATTTAGCATCTTGTGACATGGCCTGTTTTTGTATTGATGTATCGGCTCTTAAGTGAGCTAATTCTTCGTTTTGTTCTAGTTTTTCGTCAAACTGCTCTTGACCCATTAATTGCTTAGATCTATCTAAATTAATCTTCTGTTCTGCCTGTTCACGTTTTGCAGAGTCATCCATAGCTCTTAAATCAAGTTCTCTTGCCTTTAATTTAGCAATTGGGTCGTTTCCAAACTCACCCATAATTTTATTTTCTTCATTTTTGAATTCTTCAGTCAATTCTGCAATTAATTTAGCTTTTCTAGACTCTAAACTCATAGACATTTGCATAATCTGTTGTTGAAACTGTGGATTCTGCTGCATTTGAGGATTTTGTTGTGCCATTTGTTGCATTTGCATTAATTTTTGTATCTCTTCTCTAAATTCTACCTCTAATTGCTCTTGTGCCATTATAGAAATGTGTTCAAATATGTTTTTTTCTAATGCAGCCATAACTGGAGGTGAATTTCGTGCAATATTTGTTGCCATAAAATTTAAATGGGTTGTAATATGCGCTTGATGGTCCTGTCCTTTAAAAGCTTGGAAAGGTTTGCTGCCCATTGCAAGAATATTTTCTGTTGCAGGGTCCATTGGTTGTGGTTGTTTTGGTGGTGGTAAAATTTTATCGATATTTTTTACACCAATCGCTGTGTACATAGCATGATACGCTTCGTATAAGTTATGCATTTGCGGATTCGACTGTGCAAGTTGTAATTCTGTTTGTGCTAAACTAATTCTTTGTGATTGAGAAAAAATATTTGGGTCTGCAACTGGAATAATATCTACTTTATCATCAAAATCTTGTACTTTAATATTTCTTTGTCCACCTACTACATCATAAGGATACTCTTGAGGTAAATAAGTTTTATATACACCCGCTAATAATTTAAATTCGCTCTTCATCGCCACATACAATCTTTTGTGTATGGCTGACATGACTCTGGAACCACGTTCTAAGAGAGCAATGGTCGTTCCAACAGCGGCCTGCTGGTTGCCGTCCCCGACCTGCATGTCAGCTATGGCGGCAAATCGTTGCCCTGCCTGTACCACTATCCCCATCAACTGTAATAAAGTTGGTGAAGGTTCTTTAAATGGTAATGGCATAAACGCATCCTTAATACTTCCTCCAGGTGCATCTACATCTCTGAATTCTCCAGGCTGAATTGCCTGCGCTTCGTCTCTTACTCGTATTCCTCGTTGTTTAAATCCTGCTGGTAAATTACTTAATGTACCCGCGTCTAGTAGTTGTCTTAGTGCAGTAGTTGCCGTTCTAGACAAACCACCGATCATATGAATTAATCCAAAACCATAAAAACCCATACCCGGTAAAAATTTAAAATGAACAAAATAATCTATTTTAGATTTTGTTGGATCTTCAGCTTGGAAGTTTCTTCTAATTGATAATATCTGTCTGCTTCCTATTTCAAGAGTTACAATGTATGGAAGTTTAATTCCTGTTGGTTCTCCTCCTGAGTCTTTGTCTTCAAAACCTTCTAAATCTAAGTCGGTATGAATTTCTAAAATTGTAAAAATATCTTCGTCTCTAGTTTTTTTAATTCCTTCAAGTTCTCTTTCTTTTTTTTCTACTTCTGTTTCTTCATTGTATCCTGGCGTTAATTCAATGTCTTGATAAAAACCTGACACTTGTTTTTTTCTGACATCGTTCTCCGACATCTTAATTACATGAATAACAGACTCTGCATCTTCTAAAGAAGTTGCGGTGTAGGGTACAACTAAATCATCAGCCGGTACAAATTTAGACACGGCTCTGCCAAGTAGTTCATCGTAATAAACTTTCTTGAACGCAGAGCCGGCAAGAGGGAGATAAAAAAGCATTTGATCGAACTCGGGTTCATACTCCTTCATCACATCCATGAGCTGATAGTTCATGAATTCTTTAACTCTGTTTGATTGTTCTTCTCTGGCTCTATCTGCTAGTCCAACTATTCGTGTATGTACTGGACCATTGGCCGGTAACAATTCTTTGTAAGCTTGCGCTTGAAATTGTGTAACTGCTTCTGCAAGGACAGGATGCGTTGCACCACTTGCTCCTTGAAAGGGTTGAGTTGGATTTTCATATTTAAATCCTAAAAGATCTAAACCTTTTGTGTAACTATCTTCCCAATCTTTTCTTGAAGACTTATATTGATTATAATTTGCTGTTAGTTCAGAACCTAGTTTACCTAAAATTTCTTCTGGTAATAATTCTGCTAAGTTATCAAAATGAGATTCGCCACCACCTGCATTAACTGCTTCTGGATCAAAATTAATTGTTGCACTACCATCTTCTTCTTGAGTTACTTGAACATCATCTGGTCCAACTTGCTCTTCAACAGTTTCTTGTTGAGCAACGGCTACTTCTTCTTCACCAGGTAATTTAATTTCAGTCTCTACGTTTGGTAGGGCTTTGTCTATATCTGCCATTTATATTCTCCGAGTTCCTTATGTTTGTAGCTTGTTTTTCTTTAATATTCAACCCTTGTGAGTCAGGTCCTTTAAGGGGTGGAATTTCTTTCCATTTGACGTGTTGCATATTTACCACAAGAGTTTTATTTTTCACTGAAAAACCCTCTCTTGTTTCTGTAATCATCATATGTTTCATAACCGCTAATACCTAGTGATAATGCTAGACCGGGTAAACCAAATCTACGTGAAACTGTTTTTAATGTACGTGGACTAATTCCAAGTCTCATTGCTTTTGCCATTGGAGTGCTCAATCCTTTTGTAGCAAATCTAGTGGCAGGATCAGCAAATGCTGCACCCATATAATTAAATGGATTAGTTGCAATCTCCCCTAATGAATCTCCTTGTTGTACTTGACCGGCTAAAAATAATGGCTCAGTTGCAAGTAAACCAGCTGGTGTACCTAAAGCAGTTAAACCTCTTCCTAAAGTTTTTAATGCTGTCTTTGTAATTCCAGATTTATTTGCACCCAACGCTCCTTTTCTCGCTGCTTCAATTGTAGAAGGTGCGACTGCTGCTGTACCTGCTACAGCTGCGCCACCGATTGCTGGAAGTTGCCAGTCTAATATTGCGGGATTTTCTTGTGGTGTGTCATCTAACGATCCTGTTACCATGTCGATCAACATATTTTTTTGTTGTTCTTCGTTTGATAAATAAGTTGATGGATCATCATTCATAAATGTTTTAACAGCACCTGCCGCTACTGCACCTGCTGCTGCCATCGCACCAAACTTACCACCCCTTTTTGCAAAGTTTAAAAACCCTGTTGCAGGTTCTTTAAATTTTTCTAACCTACTTGCTTTTTGTGCTAATTTTTCTGGTTCCGTTTGTATTGCTTCTTCAACAGCATCAACACAACTTATTGTTCCACCATTCGCTTTTTTAGTTCTAACTAAACCACAAATTGGACCGTTGTTTGCTGCATCTGCTCTTATCGTATCAAAAAATAAATTTAAGGTTTTATTTTCAGGAATATCTAATGTTAATTTATCGAGAGGATATCTTTTATCTCTGATTCCTACAGTTTTTTGATCTAGACTAGAAAAATATGCATTAGAGTGCTCAGCATTTTTAGTGTATTGTTTTATAGAACCCTCATCAGTGAGTAAGTCTAATGTTGGAGTCTTGTCTATAAGACCAACCTTTTGACCAAATTTAAAATCCATATCATCTAAATAACCTTTACCTTTAACCTTAGTTCTATCATTAAAATCTTTTCTAAGATCTTCTATTTCAGCTCTCAAAGATTTTTTTATATCTACATCTGTTTCATTATTATATTGGTAAACTAATTTTATTAATGGCGTATCGAACTGAGTATTTTTAAATTGATTAAAAGCTTGGGGAACATATTGGGCTTTTAACATAAAATTTTTAGGATAAAAACTTCCTGTGTTTATTAAAGCTTGAGGTGTAGAATGTTCTAACACCATGGCACTTCCTTTTGTAAGATTAGGAAACTCTGTTTTTAATTTTTTAAATACAGTCATTCTATTTCGTTGAATAGTTTTAAGTGCAGTATCTAATCTAGCTCTTTCCGCATTTGGTATGTCTGTTTCTAATTTATCAATAATATCTTGCTCTAGTGTTCTAAACTGAAACGCTTCATATAATTTTTTATTAAAATCGAAACCCTTGTTTTGTAAATATTTACCTGCAGCCGAATCTGATCTAATTTTGTTTCTACCTAAAAAATTAGATGTTGCTTTTACTAACGCTTTATTCTCTTTTAATAATTCTTTCCTATCAACATCGGTTAGATAAAATTTAGATGCCATCTCATTTATATTTACAAAATTAGGATTGTTTTCTAAAAGTTTAACGGCCATCAAAGATTTAATTTGTTCAGGGTGCCTTGGAAAATTACCTGTCATCTTAAATCCTTCGGTTATTTCATAATTTCTTGGTAGTTGAAACTTACGTCCTTTTAAAAATTCGTAAGTCTGGTCTGCTGTTTTAGAAAATCCTTCTGGAACGCTAGTGTATTTTTTATCTTTTGTAAAAAACTTTACGGCATCGTTATATAATTTAGATGGACCATTACTGACTTTATATTTTGGGTCTTTTGAATTTTTATCAATAAATCCTAATAAATCTTGTGAGTAACCTTTTTTAACTTCTATAAAGTCTGTCATTTTTTGTGACCCTGCTTTAGCTGCGTCGGCTCTACTTAAAGGAGCAACAACAAAAGGTTTTCGTTTATCATATGCAGCTGCTAAATCTTTTAAACCTTGTTCGGTTCTACGAAAAAATTGTGTTTTTTTACCTGTGTAATCTGGAGATATGTTTGATGGTTGTCCAAACTGTAGTCTAAAATACTCGACTCCGTTTTCAACAACAGGATAAATCCCTAATCCAGGTATTTTATTTTTTATGTATTTATAGGGGTCCATTAGACCTCCAGGATCTTAGCTAATCCGCCGTTTGCATAATAACCAGCATGTCCGCCTTCTGCAAAATCAATAGGCTTACCTAATCTAGTTAGTATTTCTTTAACACCTTCTGGAAACTCATCTGGGTTTTTTAAAACTTGATGCAACATTTTAAAATATTCTGTTTTTTCTGTACCGGCTAAAGATTTGTCTGTTGCTAAACTTTTAAATAAATTTGTTATGTCTTCTGCTTCAATACCGTACTTACGTAGAGCTTGATAACCCATTTTGCCGGCTCTTCCTAAACCACCTCCCCAAAATTCTGCACGTCCGCCATCTGCAAAGGGTTGTTCTGGTCCACCAGGTGTTTTGATTTCAAGAATCCTTGCAGTCATTGCATCAAACTTTGGATCACCAGGTTTATTTCCTGCAGCGTCGACTACGTTTTCTAAAACTCTTTTTGTAAAGATTGCAATCTCTTCTGAACTTGCACCTTCCGGTATCATCTCTCTAATTCTTGGACCAAAATATTTTTCAACTAATAATAATGGGTCTCCACCAATACCACCACCGCCTTCAGTAATATATTTTACATCTTCTGCAGATACAACATTGTTTAAATTTATTTTACCAAATGAAGCTGTGCCAACATCGTATTCATCTTTTTTTAAAGCTTCTACTAAAAATTCTCTAGCGGTTGCACGCTTAGAAGGAGTAGCACCTTTGTTAGTTAATACTGTTTTATATTGTGCGGCTAAATCTGGATCAGATTTTGCAAGCTCTTTAATTGTTCTTGCAAATCCTTCAAAACCTTGTTCAACCGGTGCTGCAATATCATCTGCTCCACCACGCGAACCTGGAGGTGGCATATCTACATTACGCATTGGTAAAATAGTTTCTGATGCCATTACACCTTCATCGGTCATGTAATCACCTTGTGCTCTTAAAGCACCTAGACCTTCTTGATCCAGGTTCCTGGTCCCTGTTCCCAGGTCAGTTATGTTTGCTACTTGCTTCGGGTTAAATACGTCATCGACTTTTTGCATGTTATTTAATAACTTGTTCGCTTGAACATCGTTAAGTTTGCCGGCAGTCAGGTAGCCGATAGAACTTTCTAACTCTTCTAAAATTTTATTTTTACCTAAAGCACCGATTGCATCGATATTGATGTCCATGTCAATGAACCCTTCAGGACTTTTACCCTTTCCTAAAAAAGTAATGTTGG